CCAAATAACTTGTCAATCCATTTCATATGCAAACACCATTTTAGGTTTAAACTCAAATATCTCTCTCATCATAAACATATCCAACAAATCGGGGCTATCCCCGTTTAGCTTTATTTTCATCTCATCCTTGCCAATGATTCTTAGCTTCCCATCGTAATCACTCTTATCACGTTTTATAGCCTTACGCTCATACATAAATCTTTGTTTTACAGTCATTGTACTATCATACATCTTACTGGCTACATGCTTATTAATCTTCATCCTACCCATACTAACTGCATTGCCTGTACGATAGTAACACTGAGTCTTTAGATTCATGTAATTCTCTTTTATAAGTCTGCCACTTGCCTCATCCTTTACACTCATTGCTGATGCCCCACCATTGAACGGAACCGCACCACGAATGAACCCATCTACATAACTACCTACACCATCTGCGTCATAACAAATATACCGATTTTCTACGGAATACTTTTGAGCCATCCTATTAATTAAATCTATCACTTGCTTACCATCACTCTTATCCATTATCTCAATGTCCATAAGCTCCATCCCTTCCCAATATCCAACCACAAGTTTATTGCTTCCCTTCATTGCTATATCAGCTGTGATGTATCTACCTGTCTTATCTACACCTTTGATGTTTTCAAACATCCCTACAAAAGCATCGTAATCGTAAATGTCATTAGGACTGTTGCTCACCTTCCATCTGCCTTCCAACAACTGCCGCCTGGTGTCCTCATCTTGACTCAGCAAGTTACCAGGATAAGAAGGATCATGCTTCAACCCCTCCTTGTTATCGTAGATGCTACCACTCACAAACGTAATTGACTTAATGAAGTCTCTAGCCGTTAATCCTGATGCATCTATCATAGGCTTTATGATATGCTCAGCTTTATCATAAACTTCCTCATAGCTATCACCCCAAATGTAATCATGTCCATACTTGATGAAGTATCTTAGCTTTCCTCTACGCTCAAGTATTGGGAAGCCAGTCTCTGTATCTATCCACCAACTAATTAGCTTATAAACCCAACTTTCAGGATCAGGGTTACAAGTTGCCCTAACATATGGCTTCACACTGCAGGCACTACGGTTACGTGATAGCAAATAAAAAAACATAGACTCAGTGAAGTGTGTCAATTCATCAAAGCCAAGAAAGGGAATCTGCGCACCTTGCCAATCGTACTTATTTTTCTCGTACTCCAAATGCCTAAATGATATCTTTACACCGGATGGGAATTTCCAGTCTAATGATGACTCCCTTGCATCACCCTTAACTATTGGGTAAAGCTTTGTACTGGTGTCCCATAAGCCGCCCTCATTTCTAATCTGTACGCTGGTTCTACGGAAAATTACACCACCAAATCCTTTTATGTCTATGTGTCTTATGGGATCAAGTAACAAAGCAAACGTCTTACCAACAAACGCAGCTGCACCGCCAATGACGATGTCTGCAGGGCTAGACAGTGCAATTGTCTGATAACCTGATTGAGGTCTTATGTAGTTGATGTTATACTGTTGGCTCAATGATTTCGTCTATTGGTTCTATTGGTTCTATGAAGTTATCACGCCCATTATCAGGTAACTGTATTACTTCAAATGTTTTTACTTCCTGTTCTACGTTCATCTGTATCATATCTGTGGGTTTACCTACACCATGCTCCCAGCAGAACTTAATTAATGCCGGTTCATCTGATTTTAGCAATTGTATAAAGCCAGCTTGAATACTGCCATAGTATTCTTCTATAGCTTTTAGTGCTATATTCTGAACATTAATCTCATATTCTTTTGACTTCCTTCCCAAAATAAACTATAATTTAATTCAGTATAAAATTACTTAATTTTCTAGACATAACGATAATTAAATGACTTCTTAACTAATTCTAATGCTCTTTTACGGTCTATTAGCAATACATCCCTCATCTCGTATATGTCTTTAAAAATTGTGCCTGTATTGACCTCTAAAATACGTTTTGTAATGTGTTCCCTTTTTTTTGTATTTAACAACAAAATAAGCTCATCATTTTTGTAGATGCGATAAATAACTTTTGTGCCTTCATACATTGACCTAATTATGTCTAAAATTTCATCATCTGATCTTGTGGTTGTGGCCACTTTGTAGGTCATTAATTTGTTGTGATTATACACTCTAAAAATCCTACTTTTTTCCATATCTTTTTTATTAGTTTGTAATCGTGTACTCAATTTGTACGTTTTTTTCTATTTTCTCTATATATATATATATATATACTTTAGTAAATTAAGTATAAAAATAGGTTACATTGATTACATTTTTACAAAATTAATTGATTATTAATAAGTTACGATGTAACCGATATTGTAAAAAATAGGTTACACACTAAAACAAATCGGTAACATCGGTTACAATTGGTGTGTAGTTATTATAATTTTTTCCTATTTTAAAGTACTTTTTGTTATTATCTTGTCTTACTTTGTTTTCAATGTAATCGATTTTTAAAATCTCGGAACCGATTTTGAGTCCTTTAACAAATCTTTTTAGACTGTAATCTCTTGCCTGTAATTCGTACCGATTTAGAAAGTTTTTCCACTCCTCAGACAATGGTAAAAATTGACCGAAATGGTCTTGAATTATAGTATCTAAATAGTCAAGAAAATCCTCCCCAAATTGCAATTTAATTTGCTTTCTATTTAGCTTTTCGCTGTTCATAATTGGCTTAATACCATTTACAAAATAGTACTGCACACATCTAAATAAAAAGTTGTAAAATCTTTGCCATTCATCATTATCCCAGTCATTAAATAATTTATTGCCAAAGTGCTGCTCTGGTGTCTTACTGGACGAAAAAAATGGCGCGAATTCCAACACACGCTGTCTACGTTTAGCATGCTCTGCATTACTAGCAATGCTATAATTAGTGGTAAATGCAAGCTTAGGGCTATCATCAAAAGATAGAAATATCTCATCTTTATTTTTTTTCTCAATGGTCATACCTTCTGTAATAGTCGGATAGTAACGCTCAAATTCTACATTTTTTGGACAATCCTCAATGATTACAAGCTTGGTTCCTAGCTCTACCCGGCTAAATGCAAATGTTTTATCAGGTTTAAAGTTTTTACCATCCATTGTTACAGTTGGGATTAGTTTGCTAATGGCTTTAAAGAAAATACCTTTACCTGTTCCACCACCTTTAGACTCGTCATCAGTCTCCTCAGCCAAGATCACAGCGTATGGCCTAGATGAATCTTTATAGCTATGTAGTATGTAGCCAATGATAGACATAGCATAATTTATACGTTCAGGCTCATCATTGCTAATTTTCTCAATAAACTTATAGTACTGGCATTCTGTAATGTCTGCATCTTTATTGACATAGATGTCAAAGTCATTAATTTGGCTATCCCAAATAGACTGGTTAATGGTGCCATAATCTATCCTGCTAATATTACCTTTATCAATAGTTACAATCCCATTTTTAAACGGAAAATAGCATTTATGCGCTTCATCTCTAAGTATCTCAATTTCTGATTTGTCAATATACTCAAAAAATGCATCATTAAATATGCTATTAGTATTCTTTATTATTTGCTCCATTACGTCAATATGACCAGCATCAACTAATTTCTTTTTTATAAACTTTTTTATTGATTCGGGATAGACTTCCCTTACTTGCCTGTTCTCTTCATGTATAAGCCTATACACTTTGTTTTTTGCATTCTGAAAATACAATTGATAGTTATTGTAATGCAACCATTCCTGCAGTGCATAACGTTCAATAATTACAGCTCCATTTTTATTATGGTACCAAAACCAACCACCAGTATTTACTTCCCCGTAAATATCTCCTAATTGCTTACATGCTTTCTTAGGATCATTGTTAGCCTCTAGCATACAGTACACACTAAATGGGTTATAACCTTTATTTTGAAAGTTTGTAGATGTTGTATGAGGATAAAATATCCTTGTATCATTAAATAGTACAGCAGATGTAGCTGATGTGGTTGAGCCTGGTCTTAGCAGGTAAGTTTTTTTACCATCGTTATTAAGGATGGACCAGCCGTGCTTTTCAAGTAACGTAAGTACATCACCTCTTTTGTTGTAATCATCCCAAATGGTAAGCTTGTCATTATTATGTGCAATTTTAGGCTGTTCTACTGTCTCAATCACCTGATTAAACTCCCTAGCACAACTCATTAAAGTATCACGCTCATCAATGCTGATTACTGGTATTGTTTTACCGTTACCTTCTACAGGATTATATCCTGCAGTTGGAGGCGCACAAACATATCCACCTTCGCCACGAGTTTCAATTAATACATAAGATTTAGCCATTGGATTGGCTTTCAGTTCTGCATCATTAGGTGGACGTTCTGCAAGCTTTTGATTGCCTTCAATATGCTCACATCTAAAATAAATATGGTAGCCATTAGATTTGGTTTTTACGATAAATAATTTGCCAAATAACACAGGATCAGCATCAAGTATTTTGTCACAATATTTTGTAAAATCAACCCCATATTTGCAGTCTACATCTATCACTTCTAAATTGCCTGATACAGCACCACAAATAATTGCGAGGCCTTGCACTTTCGGATTTGCAAACATTGTAGTAAGTTGCTGTTCTGTGGGTGCATTATACTGGTATTGCTTCCATGATCCAATGGAGCGTTTAGTGTTATCAGTTGAGATTACCGATAACCCGATTGACACGTAG